TACTTTACGAGCACCATGTCGTTTGCGCGCATGATGATGAGCGGCGCCGCCCTACCGCTGGTCTTTGGCTCGTTTATTTTGACCATCGTCGGCATGGTCATGATGTCGGCTGCTGCGGGCAAGCAGTCCGTGGGCCTGTCCCTTGTGGGCTACGTAATCTTTGCGAGTACCTTTGGCCTGACCGCGTCGTTTGGCCTTGCCAACTACGACCTGCCCACCATCAACACTGCCTTTATCGCCACGGCCGCCATCACCTTTGTCTTTGGCGCCTTGGGCGTGACGTTCCCCAAGTTTTTCCAGCGCGTATATGGCATCGGTTTTGGCATTCTGCTCGCTACTATTCTGGTTGAGATCGTGCTGATGTTCATGGGCGTCTCACAGACCATCACCGACCTGATCGTGATCGTGGTGTTCGCCGGCTTTATTGGCTACGACACCTATGTTGCCACGACGGTGCCGCCTACGCTGCCCAACGCCGTGCTTATGGCCTCTAACCTGTTCGTGGATATTATCAACGTGTTCCTGCGCATTCTGAACATCCTCGGCCGTCGCGACTAGTGGCGAATTGCGGCGGTGCTTGCCGTGCGTGCAAATCGATGCGAAAGGCGGTCCTTCGGGGCCGTCTTTTTTGTACGCGGCGGGGTATCATGGATGGGAAAAGCCGATAGCGGCAGAGACCGAGAAAGGTGACCACTTATGGCAGACGTCGACAACAGGAACCGTAACCGCAGGTCCAACCGAGCGGGTCAGCCCAATCCCAAGCGCGAGGCCCGTGTCAAGGCCGCCGGGCGTCACGTGGCAACTGTGTCCGAAGCGTGCGCCAAGGATATCGAGCGTTCGCTTGCCGGTGTTCGCGAGTTTGACGGTATGCCTGCCGGCTTTGTCTCGGCGATGAAGGCCAAGGTTCAGAGTGCTGTGGCCACCGAAGAACAGGTTGCCGAGGACGTCGAGGGCGCGGAGGCTGCCGAGGTCGAGGCAGCGCTCGAGCCCGTCGAGGAGCCTGCCGAGGAAATCGCCGAAGCTGAGTCCGCGCCTGCTGAGGAGCCCGCTCCGGTTCTGCCCGAGGTCACCGTGCTCGATGCCTCCACCACGCAGGCCATCTTGGACAACGGTCGTGGCTATGCGCAGTTCTGCGACATGGCCGTGCTCGCCTTTGCCTCGTTCACCAATCCGGGCGGTGGCTATATTCAGGGTTATCTGGGCCAGGAGGCCACGCTGTGCGCCGATTCGTATCTGTACAACGTTCTCGATAAGCAGCGCAAATGGTACGGCGAGAACCGTCGCCGCAACATCAACTGCGAGCTTTACCGAAACCGTGCGCTGGTGGTGCCTGCGGTGCGCTTCGACCGCAACCACGTGCATGCATACGCCGACGTGATCGTGGCCGCCGCGCCCAACGTTAAGCGCGCCCGCCAGGAGTATCGCGTGAGCGACGATGCTCTGCTGGATGCCCTGCGCGACCGCATTCGCTTTGTGCTTGCCATCTGCGACGAGCTAGGTCGCGAGAAGCTCGTGCTGGGCGCTTGGGGCTGCGACAACAACGGCTTTGACGCAGAGGCCGTGGCCGAGCTCTTCCGCAAGGAGCTCGCGTCGGGCGACTTTAAGGTCAAGCAAGTCTTCTTTGCCGTGCCTTCTACGCGCTGGGATGAGGATTTTGCCAAGTTCGAGCACGTGCTGGCAAACTTCCCCGAGCGCAACGAGGAGTCCTATGCCCAGGTTGCCGCTCGCGCTGCGGCAGCTCGCGCCGCCGAGCAGATCCAAGCTGCTACCGAGGATGATGAGGACGAGGACGACTGGCGCAAGTACCTGTAATCGGTACGTGCTGACAGATGGGTCGAGCCGGCGGGAGAGGCTGCTTCCGTCGGTTTTTTACTGAGCGAGGGGCTTACGATGAAAAACGTTCTATGCTTTGGCGACAGCAACACCTATGGTTACGATCCGGCGGGCATGCGCGACGGCACCGCGGTGCGCTATGCGCAGGATGTGCGCTGGTGCGGCGTGGCCCAACGTGACTTAGGCGAGGGCTGGCATGTAATTGAAGAAGGCCTCAACGGCCGCACGACGGTACGCGACGACATGTGCCATCTGAACACCAATCTTAACGGCATCCGCGCACTGCCGATGCTGCTCGAGGCCCATAAGCCGCTGGATGCGATCGTTATTATGCTGGGAACCAACGATTGCAAGACGGTCTTTGGTGTGACGGCCTCCGATATTGCCCGTGGCACCATGGCGCTGATTCGCGCGGTGCGTGCATTTCCCTGGACCAATGCTGCACCCTGCCCGCGTATTCTGCTGATGGCACCTATCAAGATCAAGCCGCAAATCGCCGATGTATATATGACCGATTTTGACGAGCGTTCCGTCGAGGCCTCGGAGCATTTTGCTGAATACTATGCGCACGTAGCCGAGCAGTTTGGCTGCGACTTTTTGAATGCAGCGGAGTTTGCCGAGCCGGGCGATATCGACTATCTGCATATGATGCCCGAAAGCCATGAGAGCCTGGGTCACGCCGTGGCGGCCAAGCTCCAAGAGATGCTCGGAGAGTAGCGCGACCCCAAGCCACCGCAAAGGGGACGGGCGCCTTTGCGGTGGCTTTGGACTGCGAATCTTAATACTGCCACAACTAACTGCGTGCCATCTACCTGCGGCTTTGCGGGGGAATATCCTAACTTATCCCAAGCGCGTCGAGGGCGGCGCGGACGACCTGCTCGGCGGTGGGGCGGATATAGTGCCGTCCCGACACGCCGGGGAGGGCGTGGCCCATCAGCATCTCTATGAGGTCCCACGGCAGGCGAAGCTCGACCTCCGCTATCGTACGCCACGAGTTGCGGAGGTTTGACCACGGGATGTGCTCGATGCCGCGGGCGGCGCAGAGTTTCCGCCAGCGGTCGTTGCAAATGCTGCGGTTCATGGGCAGCCCGTCGCCCCGGTCGCTCAGCCACTCGCGGCCCTCGGCGGCGCGCGAGGCCGCTATCTCGACGAGGCGGTCGGCGGCTTGCGGCAGGATCACGACGGTGCGGGCGGACTTGGCGGTCTTGAGGGCGCCCACCGGCTCGGTGCCGGACTGCTGCATCTGGCGGCAGATGTCGGCGGAGGCGAGGACGGTGCCGCTACGCTCCCAGCGCAGTACCTCCTCGGTGCGCACGCCCAGCGACTCGCCCGAGCGGCAGGAGCCGAAGCACGCGAGGATGAACGCGGGCTCCAGGGGGTTGCCGCGCAGTGCGTCGAGGACGCCCAGGGCCTCGTCGAGGGTGTAGACGCGCTTTGAGCGCTCGCGGGTCTTGCGGGTGGGCATGGTGTACCTGACGCTGGCGGCGAACGGGTCGAGCGGCAGGCGGATGAAGGTCGAGACGCAGGCGTAGACCTTGCGCAGGGTGAGCAGGGCGGTATCGGCGGTGGCGGCGGGAAGTGTCAGCAGCCAGTCCTGCAGCTCGACGGCGCGCAGCTGGTCGACGGGCATTGCGCCCCAGCGGGGTCCGACGTAGTTCTTCCACGACCGCAGCACGAGGTCGCGGGTGTTGGGGGCGAGCGTCCCAGCCTCGACCTGTGCGGCCATCTTGGGGACGAGCCACGTCTCGTAGGCTTTGGCTATGGTGGGCACGGGGGCGTCGTCGGCGTGCTCGACGTGGATGCGGTCGAGTTCCGCGCACGCCTCGCGGTAGGTGCCGTACACGGTCTTGGTCTTGCGCCTGCGGCCTTGCGGCGTGTTCTGCATCCAGCGCAGGACGTACTTCTTGCCGCGCCTCATCTCGGTCACGGAGCCCCAGACGCGGCGGCGCTGCTTCTTTGTCATATAATCAGATCCGTTCAGATCGCGGGCTTATTCTCCGTTTTGCCCGGTTCTGACTCCGGCCCCGTCTCACGTTCCAAAGTGCAGGGGCCGTCTCCTTAGTCTCGGGGCCGCGGCATCAGCCTACGGTCCCGAGATTTTTTGCTTTCATGGGCATCACCTCCCTAGATGTAGACGCATGGAATCTCGCCCTACGTTCGCGGTGTGGAGAACGGCGTCGGCGGTGTAGCCGAGTCTTTAGGCGAGCGGGTGGAAAATGCCCCTCTCGCGCAACTTCTCGCTCGTCCGGTACTGTTCGGCGTCGGGCACGCTGTGGAACTCGACGGTCTTGTCGTAGTTCGCCTTGACGACCTCCTCGATCTCATCGAGCGACACGCGGAAGAACTCCCTGCGCTGGTTGACTATGTTCACCTTCCTGTCCTCGAAGGCCCGGTGCAGCGCCGCCTCGAGCTTCGGGGCGTCATCGCAGAAGATGAGCGCGTGCACGTCGAAATTGAACGGGACGGACGCGTCTCCGAGCTCGCGGATGCGGTCCATCGGCTCAAGGCGCCTCGTCATCCCGATCTTGTAGACGCCCTCACCGAATGAGCCGATGTTTGAGATTACGTATACGAAGCCTGCCTTCTGGTTCGCCTCTCGGTAATCGACATCCGACACTGCCCTGTCCACGTCGTCGAGCTTCGCCTTGAGCTCCGCGGCCTTCTCCTCGAGATCGGCGCGCTCGTCGTCGCCGGCATCCTTCAGGCGTGCCGAGATGTCCTTGTACGCCTTGAGGTACTGGGAGCGCTCCTTCTCGAGCTTCTTGCGCTCGGCCGCTATCTCGCGCTCGAGCTTCCGGGCCTCGCGCTCCTGCTCGCGGGCCTCGCGCAGCGCCTCCTTCTCCTCCTCTTTTTCCTGTGCGAACTCGAAGGCCAGCTGGACCTCCTCCTGCTTGAGGAGGACGTATGCGGCGGGGATGGATATGCCGAGGGTCTTGCCGTTGCGGTTGATGGCTGCGGCCGACTTCTCGATTCTCTCGAGCGAGCGCTCGACGTTGGTCGCCTTGACTTTGCGCACGATTTCGTCGCACTCGCCGTTGTACGCCATCATGAGCAGCTTCGAGATTTCGCGAACCATCGCCTTGCCCTTCGAGGCACTGCCGTTGACCGTCCAGGACGTCTTGTCCGCGGCCTTGCTGAAGCTCTTGACGGCCTCCTTCTGTTTCCTGCGGCATCGGTCGAGGGCGTCCTTGTAGTGAGTCGAGTCGGCGAAGTCGAAGCGCGGGCGGTACAGGCCGAACTCCTCGACCAGCAGCTCGTCATCGAGGACGCGCGACTTGGACTCCTTTGCCTTGACAATGGCGTCCAGTTTGCCGTTCTGCTTCTCCAGCTTCTCGAGCGAGGCCTTCTCCTCCTCGATTTTCTTCCTGAGGTCCTCGGCCTCGCGCCTGAGTCTATCCGCGTCCGCCATCTCCGGCGTGAGCATGGACTCGAGCTCCTCTACCCGCTGCTTGTACTCGGTCGCCTTGAACATGTCCCTGAAAGCCATCGGTTCGCCTTTCTGTCTCTAATACCTCTTGACCTCGCTGGCCTGGTGCCACTTGACGACGCCGCGGAAGTTCACGCTGGCGTTCTCCGGATCGTCGAACACTATGTCGGTGTAGCCGTCCTCGTAGCTGTCCGGCGACAGCACGAGGGTCGACGCCCCGCGGTAGTAGCTTCTAAGGATCATCTCGCCGTTGTACTCGGCCGCCACGGCGTCGCCGTTGCGCGGTTCGCACCTGGGGGAGAGCAGTGCGTTCTCGCCGTCGGCAAACCTGCGATTCATGCATGAGCCGCGCACGCGCATGAGGTAGGCGTCCGGGTCGTTGACGCGCTCGAGGACTGAGATTGGCACGTCAGCGACCTCGTCGGGACCGAATTCATCGGTGAACTCGCCTGCGTGCCCGGCGACGAGCACGGGCAGAGTCACGTACTGGGCGCCGTTGGGGCGCACGGGCTCCGGGGTCTCGCCCATGAGTTCGGCCACCGTCGTGTTGAAGAGGTCGGCGAGTTGCTCAAGGTTCGCTTTTCTCGGCATCGACTTCTCGGATTCCCACTGGCCGATGGCAACTCGCGATACATCGAGTTTGTCGGCTATTTCCTGTTGGGTCAGTCCGGCTCTACTTCTGAGCCGTCGAAGGTTTTTACCGATTTCCATGGGCCTCTCCTTGCCTATGTATAACTTTACTTATCATTTTAGAAAAGAAAACTTTTCATTCTAGAAAAGTTTTTGTTTACACGATGCAAAGAAAGATTTACTATTAGTTCAGCAAGAGAGAGGAGGCCACTTGAATACCCTGCGAGATGTTCGCGAGAGCAAAGGGGTTAAGAAAGTCGCAGTTCAGCGGATGTTGGGGGTTAGCCAACCGACCTATGACCGTTACGAGCTTTATCCCGGAGAGATGCGAGCCAAAGACCTCGAAAGGGTCCTGACGTTCCTCGGCATCACTCGCGACGATATTTTTTTGGCAACAGAGGAAAGTTAAAGTTTGCATCTACCGAAACGGAGAGAACCATGAACGAGAACTACATCGACATCGAGCTGGGTGGCTGGAACATCCCCGAGGCCATCACGGTCGAGGCGGAGCCCGCCGAGGCCCGCGACTTTTCCGACTTCGAGCTGTAGGGGAGGGCGACATGGGAGACGTGAAGATGCGCCGCGAGAACATCAGGTACGAGGCGCGCGGGAAGTCCTTCGAGATCGAGTGCCCGAGCGGCTTCTCGGGCATCGAGGCCATCGTCTGCTGGTGCGACGACGGTGGCGGCTGGCACCACGAGGCCTTTGAGTCGTTCCTCGACGCCCGAGGCCGTCTGGACGGCCTGCTGCGCGGCGAGGCGGTCATGGCCTACGTCCAGCGCACGGTCTGCATGAACACCGCCGACGCCATCGACCCCGGCATCCAACCGGTTGAGGTCGGCCTCGCTGCGGGCGAGTGGGTCGAGTACCAGCTGCAGAAGGGGCGTGAGTAGCGATGAGCAAGTTCTGTCAGGCGGTTCGCCTCGTGGTCGCCATCGTCGTCACCACGCCGCTCGTTCTGGTCGTCGCGGCGCTCGCGCTGGTCGAGTGCCTCTTGAGGATGGTTTCCGGGGCGTTGACAAGGCTCGGCGTCTCAATCCTCAGGACTCTCGAGGGTGGCGAGTAGCGATGTTGGACCTTATCCATGCGGCCGTCCGGGTCTTCCTCGACGTTCTCGCGCTCGCGTTCGTGCTAGAGCACACCCGCGAGCTTCATGAGAAGCATCGCGAGATCAACGACGCGCCCAAGCAGGTCGCAGGCGTCGTTGATGAACCCGGCGAGGACGATCGCGGCACTGATGCGAGGGTGCCGCTCGACCCAGTCGACGAGCCGCACGAGTAGGGGGCCCGCTGGTCGGACGTGCTTCGGGCGATATGTCTGCTGTCTACGAATCATGGCCCGAAGCCTAACGCGTGTGTAACGCGTCAACGCGGGTATTGCCGCTCAGGCAACCCGCGGGCCCCATCCCCGGGGCGGCACCGTTGCCCCGCGGCTCTCCAATAACCATCCGCGGGGACGTTCCCTACCGGTGCCGTGCCGGGGGCGAGGCCCCGAAACCGACAAAAAAAGAGCCGCCCAGTGTGGAAAGCGGGGACGGCTCCAGACCTGAAAGGAGGTCACTCATGGATTCTAGCAGAGCCAAAACGTTCCAGCAGATGGCCGACGAGATTGGCATCAGGCACAAGCTGATGTACACGCTGCGCGAGGCGTCGAGGGTGACGGGCGTGCCCTACGACACGCTGCGCATCGAGTGCAAGGCGGGCCGCCTGCGCTCGCAGCTGCCCGAGGGGCGCAAGGTGGGGCGCATGGTGCGTCCGGAATGGGTGGAGCAGTGGATCGAGGAGGGAACGCATGGCATCGAGGCTGCTTAGGTGCGCTGGGTTCGTCGTGCTCTGCTGGCTCGTCGACTACGTGGTGATGCCGGCGGTGCTGTGGACGGTGCTCGCCCTGTTCGGGGCGGTGCCGGCATGACGGCCCGCATCGAGTTCTCGGTCTGCTTCGCGGCGGGCAAGCAGCGCCATAGGCTCGACCGCAGGCACGCCCGGATGTACACGCCCAACGAGACGATCAGGGCCGAGCGGGCCATCGCAGCGGCGTGTCGGGAGGCGATGGCAGAGGCGGGCATCCAGACCCTGCCCTTCGGCCCGCACGAGCCGGTGATTCTCACCGTCGACGCCTACCGGCCGCTGCCGGAGAGCCGGCCCAAGAGCGTGCACTCGAAGCCGGACACCTACAAGCCGGACGCGGACAACGAGGCCAAGCTGGTCATGGACGCGCTCAACGGGCTCGTCTGGGCCGACGACGCGCAAGTGGTCGACCTGCACGTGGTAAAGCACCCCAGGGTGCGCGGGCAGGCCGAGCGCATGGACATATCGATAGCGCCCGGGTGGTCCGGGCGCAGGGACGAAGCGGAGATTAAGTAATGGAGTACATGCACGTAAAAGTACACGGCGGCGGCAACGAGCCCGACGCCTTGGAGGAGTTCGCCACCGCCCTCGTCGCTATCGCCGATCGCGACGGAGACGAGATCAAGGCGCTGGGCGTGAAGCCCGCCTGCCTGCGCGGCGTCGCCTACGGTCTGCTGTGCTACGAGAAGATCGAGGAGCTGTGCGCCATGAACAAGTACTTCGGCGCTGACAAGGAGCCGCGAATCGCGAAGAAGCTCGTCGCGATGGTTGCGCGCACGGAGCGCATCTACAAGGAGGACGGCCTGCGCGGCCTTGTCGCCGACTTTGCGGGCGGCGTGGACGTCGAGAAAGTCGAGGTCAAGGACGGAAAGGTGACCATCAATGAATAACGAGATCATCGAGTTCAAGGACGATGCGGGCATGCCCGTCAAGTTCACCTCGCAGGACATTCGTGAGCGCCTGTGCCCGAACGCAACCGAAAGCGAACTGGCGCTGTGTATCGAGCTGTGCAACCGCCAGCACCTGAACCCCTTCACCAAGGAGGTCTACCTGGTGAAGTACAAGGACGCCCCGGCGAGCATCATCACGAGCTATCAGGTCTTCAACCGCCGCGCCAACCGCCAGGAGAGCTACGGCGGCATCAAGAGCGGCGTCGTGGTGATGCGCGAGGGGCAGATCGTCAAGAAGCGCGGCAGCGCCGTCTACAAGCAGGTGGGCGAGCAGCTGCTCGGCGGCTGGGCCGAGGTGCAGTTCAAGGACGGCAAGGAGCCGGCCTACGTGGAGCTGGCGCTTAGCGACTACAGCACCGGTAAGAGCAACTGGGCGAAGATGCCGGGCGTCATGATCGAGAAGTGCGCCAAGGCCGGCGCGTGGCGCCTTGCCTACCCCGACGAGTTCGGCGGGATGTACACGGGCGAGGAGATGGACCAGAAGGTCGAACGCGACATGCGCGCCGACACTCAGGCCGTCGAGGCCGAGAGCGTCGAGCCCGTGGCCGACCTGCAGCCCGTGCGCGACCTGTTCAAGCCGTTCATGGCGGCGACTGGGCTCGACAGCGCCGGGGCCATGGCCGCCATCTGCGCCGCCGTGGGCTGCACGTCGGGCTCAATGCACGACATGACGGTCATGCAGGCGCGCCGCGCGGCCTCGTGGATGGAGGAGGAGATCGCGGCCCGCAAGGCGCAACCCGAACCCGCCGCACCCGAGCCGGAGCCCGTGCCCGTCTATGAGCCCGCGCCCGCCGAGTACGCGACCGACGAGGACCTTCTGGGAGGCTTCTAATGGCAGACGAGGTTTTGGCGGTCGAGGCCGTGCCGCTCGAGGAGGACTTCGACACGCTGGTGGCGTCTCTCGCCATCGACGACACGCTCGAGGACAAGCTGGCAAAGCTCAAGAAGAACGTGGACGAGAAGCTGGCGGACTACGTGGACGTCAAACACATCGAGAAGGACGAGGACTTCAAGGCGGCGAAGAAGTACCGCGCGGCAGTCAACGACGTGAAGAAGCCCATCGAGGCGCAGCGCAAGGCCGCGAAGAAGAAGTACAGCGACCTGCTCAAGACGTTCGACAAGACCATCGGCGAGATCACGGCGCCCATCGACGCACTCTCCGATGAGTACAAGGCCGAAATCGACCGATACGACGGCGAGTGCAGGAAACGCCGCCTCACCGCGCTCAAGGGCCACTACTACGACCTCGCTGGCGAGATGGGGCCTTTGGTGCCCTACGAGCGCATCGCCGACGACAAGTGGCTCAACGCGAGCTTCGGCGAGGTCAAGGCCAAGAACATCATCGAGCGCCGCGTGGGCGAGCTGCTGCACCAGTTCAAGTTCGTCAACGGCCTCGACTTCGCGGACGAGTCCGAGAAAGCATGGGCCGTGGCGTGGTGGACGAGGACCCTGCCGGCGGACTCGGGCGAGGTGGCGGCTGCGGTCGCCGCGCATCGCGAGGAGGTCGCCAAGGTCGCCGCGCTCACGGCGACCTACGAGCAGGCGATGGCGCCCGCACCGGAGCCCGAGCCGGAGCCCGCGCCGCTGCCGCCCGACCCCGAACCGCTGCCCGACGAGCAGCCCGAGTCTGAGCCGCCCTTGGGCGTGCCGAGGTGCGTGCGGGTGGTGCCGTCGCGCCCCGAGCCGGATGTGGCCGAGGGTGCGGCCCCAGCACCGCAGAGGGGCTACCGCGTTGTCATCGAGTGCGCCACGGCGGACGAGCTGCGCCGCGTGAGGGCCGTCATGGTCGACAACGACATTCACGGATACGTCGAGAGGATGTAGGACATGGAGGAAAAGAACCTGCCGCCGCTCCGAACGCCGGAGCAGCGCAAGGAGGCGATGGCGAGGGCCGTCCACACGCGCCGCGAGCGCGCCGCGTTCAAGGCGGCGTGCAAGGCGGGGAACATCACGCCCGAGGTCGCCATCGAGGCGCCCATCGCGCAGAGGCTCAAGGTCGAGGAGTTCGCCCGCTCATTTCCGGGCATCGGCCCGGTCACGGCGCAGAAGATCGTCGAGGTGTGCCATATCCGCGACGGCCGCCGCGTGAGCGGCCTGGGCTACATGCAGGGGCCGCGCCTCGTCGATGCCATCAAGGGCTGCATGACCGCGAAGGAGGACGGGCAGTGAGCATCAACCGAGTGAACATCAGCGGCAACCTCACCCGCGACCCCGAGCTTCGCGCCACCGCCGGCGGCACGCAGGTCCTGTCCTTTGGCGTGGCGGTAAACGACCGCCGCCGCAACGCGCAGACGGGCGAGTGGGAGGACTATCCCAACTTTGTCGACTGCACCATGTTCGGCAACCGCGCCGAGGCCGTTGGCCGTTTCCTCGCCAAGGGGATGAAGGTCGCGATCGAGGGCAAGCTGCGCTACAGCTCTTGGGAGCGCGACGGCCAGAAGCGCTCGAAGCTCGAGGTTATCGTCGACGAGATCGAGGTCATGGTGCGCCGTGAGGGGCAGACGCAGGCCCAGCCGCAGCAGAGCCTCGCGAACACGGTGCCCGTGCAGCCACAGGCGCAGGCCGCGCCGCAGTGGAGCGCCCAGCAGGCCTACGCCGCGGTCCCGCAGTCCGAGTTCTACGACGAGGACGTGCCGTTCTGATGAAACACGTACCCGACATCATCCGCGACCACTGGGAGGCGGCCCTGTTCGCCGCCTCCTTCTCCGCGGGTTTCCTGTTCTTCTCTTCGCTTCTATGGGGGTGGTTCTGATGGCCTTCACCGTGTTCGACAGCTTCGCCGAGGTCTACGACGACTTCGACGCGAGCGACCCCGAGGACCTGCGCGACCGCGCGATGCTCGCCGACGCGATCATGATGTACGGGCTGCACGGCGTCGAGGCCGACCTCCCGAAGAACCTCCGACGCGTCTTCAAGGCGATGAAGAACGCCATTGACAACTCCAAGGACGCGCGCGGCAGGGGCGGCAAGGGCGGCCGACCGCGCAAGAAACCGGTTTCCGACAAACCCGAAACGCAGGTTCCGGAAAGTGAAAACCTAGGTTTTTCAAACGGGAAACCAGTTTCCGACAAACCCGAAACGCAGGTTCCGGAAAGTGAAAACCCTAACCTAACCTACCCTGTCCTGTCCTGTCCTGAACTGGATTGTGCTGAGCTGTCCTGTGATGGGGGCGATGCCCCCGCAGCGCCGCCCGAGTTCGAGCCGCCGACCCTCGACGAGGCCCGCGGGTACTTCGGCGCCAAACGCCTGAGCGGCGACCCGGACGCCTTCTGGGCCTACTTCGAGTCGCAGGGCTGGGTCAAGGGCAACGGCCAGCCGGTGAGCAACTGGGGCGCCCTCGCGCTCGACTGGTCCCGGCGCCAGAAGCGCATCGACGCCGACGACCGGGCGAGGGGCAAGCCCACCGCCTCGGAGGTCGAGGCGGCCACGTTCAAGCCGACGAGGACGCCCGAGCAGACGAGGGCGGAGCTCGAGCGCAGGTGGCGCGAGGAACATCCGGGCATCGACCCGGCGAAGGTGAAGGCCCCGGGGGGGACGACCGCCGACCCGGTGGTGCTCAAGGCGTACCAGGACGCGCGGCGTCTGCTGGACGCGAGGGCCGCATGCGAGAGGAGGGCTTCATGAGCTTGGACGACGAGAGGAGCGAGAACATGGGCAGAACGAAGGGGTCTGTGAGCATCTACGACGACGGGCCGCGCAGCGCCCGCTGCGAGACGTGCGGGTTCTGCGCCGTGAGCGAGGCGGTCATGACGGCGTCTGGCGAGGGCCGCAAACGGTACACGTGCATGCGCTGCCCCGATTTCGTGCACGCCACGCAGGGGCTCGCGAGGTGCAACTACTGGGAGGCGCGCCATGAGGGCTGAGCCGTGGGACATGCGAGGGGGCAACGTGCTCGTGTGCCGTCAGTGCGGCAGGCGGTTCCGCGCGAGGGGCGCCCGCCAGCGGTACTGCTGCGGCTGGTGCGAGAACGTGGCGCACAGGAACGAGAGCAAGCGGCCCGTGGACGTGTACCTCGGGACGAGGAGCGAGTCGGGCCGAGAGGTCAACGCCATGCGCGCGGCGCTGGCTGAGGGGAGACGAATCTGATGGAGACTTTGGAGCAGATCAAGGCGGACGCGGTCGAGGTGTTCCATTTCGACCGCGAGTGCAGGCCGCAGGACAGGGCGCACGCCTATCTGGGGAAGTACCGCGTCAGGCGCGGCTACAACGACACGGCGATGCAGGTCGCGGTGACCGACATGATCGAGCGCGCCTACGAGGCGGGAAGGGCGGAGGTCGCCGGCGCGAACCTCGTGCAGAACCTGCGCCGCCAGCTGACGAGCATCGAGGCGACCGTCGGGGATGCCATCGACCTGCTCGACGAGAGCGTAGGGGGGGCGGACTGCGATGAGTGACTCGAGGGTCGGCGGCTACCCGATGGGGGTGACCGACGCCGCTATCGAGCGCAGCTTCGGTGGGGCCTGCGAGCCTAGGATGTGCGGGAACTGCAGGCATTTCTGCAGCAGCGACATCCACGTCGACTACGGCTACTGCCACCTCGGGTTCGAGCGCGCCTACGACACGGAGGCGCCTGACCGCAAGGAAGGGTTCTGGCGCCTGGCGAAGTGGGCTGTGGCGTGGCTCATGGGGAACCTGCTGTATTGCGAGGACGAGTGCGGCGAGTGCCGCGACTACGAGGAGTTTGGGCTATGAATATCGACATCAAGACCGCCGACGGCGAGGAGGTCGAGCTGGGCGGCGCGTATTACGACGGACGCGGAACCGAGTACAGGGCGGTCGGTGTCAGGCTGGCCGACTATCGCCATATCACCAATGTGTCCCTCTCGTGCCTTACCGGCAAAATCGACAAGCTCTGCTGTGTCTCGATGCGACCGAACGAGCTTTACTCCAACCCACCCGACAGCTGGGAGAAGCTGGAAGAGGACTTGGGCAGGGGTGCGGACGCGCTGAATTATGAAGCCTGCGCCTATTTTGGTAAGAGTGCGTGCGACTGTTCATCGTGCATCGCCGACAAAGGCGAAACCTGCGAAAGGGTTGTTATGCGCGACATCGCCGACCGCATCCACAAGCTGAGGGGTGAGGGCGATGCCTAGCGATTGTCCCTACTGCGGAAAGCCGCATTTCAACTTCGGCGATGACGAAGAGGGGGTCGAGATGTGGATAAATGAGCCAAATGACGGCGAGTATGTCATTGTTGCCGACCCGCCGTTCGCATGGAGCACCCCGATTAACTTCTGCCCGTTCTGCGGGCGCAAGCTGGAGAAGGTGAGGACTGATGTTGACTAGCAACCTTGTGCCGTGCTTCGTCCAGTCGTTCAAGACGGACTCAAAGACCGGCTACGAGAAAGCACTGCTCGTCGGCGTATACGACAAGACGACCACTGATCTCGACTGCTGCATGTCCTCATTCAGCAGGGATACGGGTAAAATCCGTCAGCCGGTTGCCGTGGTCATGTGCAAGGACCGCGTCCGCTACAAAGAAGAGTTCTATGAACTGCTGGACGAGACGGTAATGGAACCCGACACCGGATACCACGAGATGAACGATGTGTTCGAGCGTATTGCCGACCTAATCGACCGCCCGACCACTACGCGCCATGGCAAGTTCAAGACCAAGTACGGCAGGGAAACCCCGTGCTGCGAGGTCTGCGGCTACTCAATCGGCGATATGCGGTGGAACCATTGCCCTAAGTGTGGGGCGGCGATTGTCGATGATTAGCAATGAAGATCGGGTTGAGGCTGCGAGGTTCCTACGGAGTTGCAACTGCGATAGTGAATCATATGCAAAGTGCTATGAAATATCGGAGGCGCTTTTCGGTAAAAAATACGCCATCTGCGACTTTAATGTGCCGTGCGGAAAAATCGCCGACCTAATCGACCGTCAGACGTGCCTCGACCTTGTCGAGCACAAGCAGGATCCGTTCATCCCGGGCAAGCGGATGGTCGACGGCTACTTCCACTGCTCCGACTGCGAATGGGATGGACAGATCTGGGAGTATATCGGCTTCGGAGACATGCTGGCGTATGAGGCCGTCCATTGCCCGAAGTGCGGGGCGATTATCGAGCGCCGTGCGTGAGGTAGTCCCCGGCGCTTGGTATGGTAGCCGAAGCAAACCGAGCGCGAGGGGGTATGCGAATGGCGTGCAGGCCACCTGTAGGAGATGGGCCAAAAGGCCCATCTACAAAGTCAACACATCCGTTGAGGGACGAGTGGGCGCTCCGGAAGGGGCGCTCCTCTTACGTCCTGTGGACGGACGAGATGATAAGGCGGATGCAGGCGCACCCGGAGCGGACGGCGGCGGAGATCGCGGCGGAGCTGAGGGTGACGCCGAGCGCCGTGAGGCACGCGCGGCAGCGATACGGGCGCTTCTCGACCGGAACGGATGGGCTGTGCATCGTGTGCGACGCGCGGCCCGTGTTCGACACGTCGGCGCAGGCGAAGAAGTGGAGGCTGTGCAAGGGGTGCTATCTGGCGGAGCGGAAGAGGCGGCTCGAGGAAGAGGCGGAGAGCAACCGCATACGACAGGCCGCGCACAGACGGCAGAAGCTGGACGGAGACGTTTGAGAGGCTGGCCGAGGTGATCAGAATCAAGTCGACCAAGGTCGAGTAGCCGAAGGGCCCCGGTTTCCCGGGGCCTTTTCTTTAAACGTTACCCCCTTTTTACGCTCGTGGGCAAACGCACGCGCTTGTCCACGTGCGTAAAAAGGTGGGAACGTTCGCGTTTCCATATGGCTATCTACCAGCGGAAATGTGATTTTGTGGCGGGAAAAGGGCGTGAAAAACTGACCAAGGAGGGCATCGAGGATGCCGTCCGCCTGTGCCGTGCCGGAATGACCGACAAGGACATCGCCGCGTATCTCGGGGTCGCACGCGAGACCTACAGCCGCTGGATCAACCACCCCAGAACGGAAAATCAGCGTCAACTGTGTCACGTTCTAAAAAAGGCCGAGGTCGAGCGCAAGGCGACGCTCGTGGGCCGCATCATGGACGCGAGCGGCGACAGCTGGCAGGCGGCGGCGTGGCTTTTGGAGCGCAAGTACCCGCAGGAGTACGCCAAGGCGCAGCGCATCATGGATACCACCGACACGGCGGTGCTCAAGGCCGCCAAGGAGCTGGTGCTGTCCGTGCCGTCCTCAATCGGCGGGGACGAGTAGCCGATGCCGCTCACGAGGATGCAGGGCGAGTATCTCGCCAACTGCACGCACCGCTACAACGTGAAGTGCGGGGCGACGGGCTCGGGCAAGAGCTACGTCGACATAGCCGTGACCATACCGCAGAGGCTTCTCGCCATGAGGGGCGAGGGGCTGGCGGTGATGATCGGCAACACCCGCTCGACGCTCGAGCGCAACATCCTCGAGCCGATGCGCTCGCTCTACAGCGAGGACGTCGTCAGCCAGATCGGGCGGGACAACACGGCCCAGATTTTCGGTCGCAAGGTCTACTGCCTCGGGGCGGATAAGAAGACGAGCGTATCCAAGATTCAGGGCGCCACGTTCGAGTGGGTCTACGGCGACGAGGTCGCCACGTGGAGCGAAGACGTGTTCCAGATGCTCAAGAGCCGCCTGCGCTGCGAGCATAGCTGCTTCGACGGCACCTGCAACCCCGACAGCCCGAACCACTGGTTCAAGCGGTTCCTCGACGGCGACAGCGACATCTACAGGCAGGACTACACGATCTGGGACGGTGCGCTGGCACCGGATGTCATCGAGGCCCTCATCAAGGACTACGGCAGCGGCGTGTACTACGACCGCTACATCTTGGGCAAGTGGACGCTGGCCGAGGGCCTGGTCTACCCCGGGTGGGAGGGTGCCCTCGAGAGCCGGTATACGGGCGGCGCCGCCAAGTACGCGGTGTCTTGCGACTACGGAACGCAGAACGCCTTCGCGGCGCTTCTGTGGGCATTTGACGGCAAGGTGTGGCACGCGGTGGACGAGTACCGCTACTCGGGCCGCGACACGGGGCACCAGAAGACGGACGCCGACTACGTGGCCGACATGGCCGACTTCGTGCGCGGGCTGGGCAAGCCGCCCGCGTTCATCATCGACCCGAGCGCCACGAGCTTCATCGCCGCGATGCGGCAGGCCGGGTTCAAGACCAAGAAGGGGCGCAACGACGTCGCGGACGGCATACGAGAGACGGATGTGTGCCTGGGCAACGGCACGGTGCGCATCTCCGACGCCTGCACGGGGCTGATAGGCGAGCTCGGCGGCTACTGCTGGGACGCCAAGGCGGACGGCGACAGGCCTGTCAAGGTCGAGGACCACAGCTGCGACGCGCTCCGTTACGGCGTGGCAACACTGCGCATGTACAAGCCTGCGAAAGAGCAGGTAAACCCATTCTTTGGAGGGAGGTAGCGGCTTGTCTAAGGGGCCTTTGGTGACCGATGGCGACCTCAAGGCGGCGGCGTCGGCGACGGCGTTCGCGGCAGATGCCATCGAGCGGCACATGTCGAGCGAGATGTACCGCAACGCCGTCACCGCGAACGAGTACTACCGCCAGCACAACGTCACGATCAACCGTTTCGTGCAGAAGATCTACTCGTGCTCCGGTGCCGAGGCCGATGACTTCACGGCCTCGAAGCTGAGGCTGGCGAGTAACCTGTTCAAGCGCCTAAACGTCCAGCGCTGCACGTACTCGCTCGGTAAGGGCGTGAGCTTCGTGGACGTCTCGGCGGGCGGCAAGGACACGACCAAGGAGGGGCTTGGCGACCGCTTCGACGACGATGTCATGGAGATGGGGCTCAAGGCGCTCATCCACGGTGTGTCATTCCCGTTTTGGAACCTCGACCACATCGACGTGTTCACCGCCGACGAGTTCTGCCCGGTGTGGGACGAGTACTCGGGGGCGCTATACGCCGGCGTGAGGTTCTGGCGGCTCGACTCCGACCACCCGTGGCATGCGACCCTCTACGAGCAGGACGGCTACACGGAGATGGTGTCGGGTGGCAGCGGCTTCGACTTCGAGGTGGGCGAGGCCAAGCGCGCCTACAAGGTCACGTATCAGGAGATACCGGCGGACGGGATGAAGCTGGCTGTCGATGCGGAGAACTACTCCCGCCTGCCCATCGTGGCGGTCTGGGGCAGCGACGCGCACCAGAGCACACTCGTCGGCATGCGCGAGAGCATCGACGCCTACGACCTGATCAAGAGCGGCCTGGTGAACGACACGCGCGACTGCGCACAGATCTACTGGCTCATCAACGGAGCCGGCGGCATGGACGACAGGGACCTCGACCTGTGGCGGGCGAAGCTCAAGCTGACGCACGTGGCCGAGGTCGACGCCGAGCAGGGGCAGTCCGTGACGCCGTACACGCAGGAGGTGCCCGTCGAGGGCCGCAAGGAGACGCTGGCGCAGATCAAGGCCGACATCTACGAGGACTTCGGCGCGCTGGACGTCCACACCATCGCGGCGGGGGCGACCAACGACCATATCGACGCGGCATACCAGCCGATGGACGAGGAGGCCGCCGAGTTTGAGCGCCACATCCGCGAGGGTATCATGGACATCCTTGCGTTGCAGGGCATCGAGGACACGCCCGTGTTCACGCACACTCGCATCAGCAACACCAAGGAGCAAGTCGAGACCGTGTGCCTGGAGGCCGAGTATCTGGACGACGAGACGATCCTGCGAAAGCTGCCGAACATCACGCCCGACGAGAGGGCGAAGATTTTGGAGCGCAAGCAGCGGGAGCAGGAGGAGCGCATGGCAGCGCTGCCGCCCGCCCTGGCGGCTAACGCGAAGGGTGCCCAGGAGGGCGACGAGGACGACGACAACGACGAGGACGAGGAAGGTGATGAGTGATGGCGGCATTGCAGGTGCTTGACGGCGAGCTGTGGCAGTGGGACACCGGGCGCGAGGTCGAGGTTGTCGGCTGCGAGCAGGTGCATTTCGCCAAGTCGACCACGGGGACGTGCTACACGGTCGCGGTGGCCGACAGCAAGGCGAAGATTCCCGACAAGCTGCTCCAGGCGGCTGGACGCGTGTACGCATGGGCCTACATCACGGACGAGGCATACGGCGGACGCACGCGCATCGAGGCGCTCTGGGACGTAAAGAGGCGAGCCAAGCCCGCCGAGTACATCTACGAGCCGAGCGACCAGCGCACCATCAAGGACGCAGAGACGGCGCGAGACGAGGCCAAGGCCGCGCAGAAGGCGGCGGAGGCCGCACGCGACAAGGCTGTCGCCGCCGAGGTCAAGGGGGCACGAGCCACGACGCTCACCTCGGGCTCGGAGGCAACGGCGACGATGGAGGGCAACGTGCTGGTCGTCGGCGTGCCGAAGGGCGACGCGCTGAGATACAGCGACCTCACCGCCGAGCAGATCGCGGAGCTCAAGAAGCCCGCGACGGACGCGGCGGCTGGCGTGAACAAGGTCAACAACGAGTTCAAGCAGCTCAAGACTTCTGTCGAAACGGCTGAGAAAGGACGCGCCGACTCCGAGTCCGAGCGCAAGCGGACCGAGTCCGAGCGCAAGACCTCCGAGACGGAGCGCAAGGAGGCGGAGACGGGGCGCAAGACCGCCGAGCAAAAGCGCGAGGAGGGCTCGACCAAGGCCCTCGCCGACGCACAGGCGGCGCTCAAGGACGCCAAGACGGCAGCCCTGAACTACCAGTCGATTATCGACTCGGCGGCTGCCGTGACAGCGCTGGGACTCAAGAAGGTAAACGGCAAGATTTGCCAAATGCGAAAGGTAGGTGCCTAAATGGCCGATACACAGACAGCCGAGCAGGCAACCGAGGGGTTCGAGTACGCGGACCCGCTGGCATCGGACAAGGCGGTGTGGGCGCTTGTCGGCGCGGTGAAGAATCTGGGCGACCAGAAGGCGCTCGAGCGCGACGCCTCTACGGGCCGCTACGCCAACGAGAGCGTCGCCGCGATGGTCGACAAGCACAAGACGGGGCTGGTGTACACGTTCCTCATCCCGGCGGGCAGCCCCACCGACATCCAGCCCATGAGCGCTGCCGCGAAGCGCGTGGCCTCCACCGAGTTCGTGCCCGCGACGGCGACGAGCGCGGCTGTCGACCCGTTCGACGCCGAGGGTGGCCCGTGGTTCCACGTGTCCGCCAACGCCGGTGCCGACGCCGACGGCGTGCCGTGGGTCGAGGCTATCGACGGCGTCGACTACGGCTTCTCGCGCGTGGACAACGGACACGGCAACAACGTCTACGAGATCGCGCCGGTCGTGTGGCAGGCGGTCGAGGTGCTGGAGAACGGCAACCTGCTCGTCTCGTGGTCCGACAGCCGATTCAGCGGCTCGCAGCCGAACCCCAAGGCGTTGCTGCCGGACGGCACGCTGCGACCGTACATGCTGACGCCGACGTATCCCATGAGCATCGACGCCGACGGGCGCCCGCGCTCCGTCTCGGGCGCGAAGGTCGCCAACCGCACGACGTCGCACGACTCGCTCGTCGACCTTTGCAAGACCGCGACCACGGGCTACTCGGGCATGAGCGTCTATGACCAGTGGTATATCAACTTCCACCAGTTGACCAAGACGCTCTGCAAGTCCTCCCAGGTGGACTTCCCGGGCTGCACGGACTTCAACATCCAGATCCACCCCGCGCTCGCCGAGACAGGCGTCACGCGCGTGGTCGTCACCGCCGAGCAGGCGGCGAAGATTCCCGTGGGCGCGTCGATGATGTACGGCACCGACACGGGCACCACGTGCCCAGACCGAGGCGCCGCGGCGGCGTACGACGTGTTCGACGGCGCGGTCGTCGGCGGCAAGGAGACGCTCGCAGACGGCAACGTGGCGCTTCTCATGGACGTCGCCAAGGCGTTCGACACGACCGTGAACACATGGCTCCAGAGTGCGCCGTGGTGCACGGGCAACACCGATGCCCTCGTGGGCGACGGCCAGGTGGCGAAGGACGGCAAGCATCCGTCCAAGGTCGGCGGCGTCGAGACGGGGCTGGGCCTGTGGGAGTTCATGGGCGATACGCTCTTCGTCTCCGACGGCACGGGCTTCGGCATCGCGGTCAACCCCGACACTCGCAATGAGAAGAAGAACGCCGTGGCGGACGGGGTGACCCCGACGGCGGCGTGCATGCCGACGGCAGATGGCTACATGCTCGACATCCAGTTCGTCAACGGCCTTATCTTGGGAAAGGGGCTCGGCGGCTCGGCGACGACCGGTGTCGGCGACTACTTCTACTTCGACACCTCCGGCGGTAAGGTCAAAGGCACAATCCGTCTGGTTCTGTTCCTCGGCGTCCTGGGGAGCGGCTCGAGTGCCGGTCTTCGTTGCGCGGGCTCGTGGACCGGGTCCGGTGGGGCCGCTTGGGACTTCGTCTCCCGGCTTTCTGCTACGGGCCGTAGCCGGGGGTGAATCAGGGCGTAGCCCTGAGAGGGGGCTGGCCCCCTCCTAACCCCAAACAGGGATTCACGGTGAGGGCGGCGCTGGTTTCTGGTTCAGTTCCTCGGCAACCTGAGGAACGGCTCGAATGCCGGTCTTCGTTACGCGAACTCGAGGAACAGGTCCGGTAGGGCCACTTGGAACTTCGTCTCCCGGCAATCTGTCTATAAATCTCTACTCGCACCGTGTCTACCGCGCCCGCCGCTTTCTGGCGGGACGCGGCTCAGCCTGACTCCTTTGAGTGAAATTTGTCCGCAAGGCTCACGGGCTGGTAGCCGCAAGGTGAACGCTCGTATGACAGACAGAAAGAGCTTTGATCTATGAAAACCTACTGCAAGGGCCTCGAGCTCACGCGCAGAAGCGTCGTCGAGGCCCTGCACCGATGGAAGAAAAGCGACTCAGGCAAGGAGAACGGCTGACGCGTCGCCGACGAATACGGCACCGAGACGGCGTTCGTCGACCGCATCTGGCTAGAGCTCTCGACCGAGACGCTTACGTTCGAGCCGATTCGAACCTACCTGAAGCACGACCCGAACAACGGCAAGCTGCGCGAGATAAGCGTCGAGAGCATCAAGCGGCAGGTGTGCAACTACCTGTGCGTTGGGGCACTCGAGCCGCTCCTTGCCGCCAAGGTCGGCTTCTGGCAGGTGTCGAGCGGCGTCAAGGGCAAGGGCGCGGCGCTGGGGATGCGCAAGCTCAGGCGCGAGGTTCACCGCTTCGCCTACCACGTACACGTCGACATCCGCAACTGCTACGGCTCGATGCGGACGGAGATAGTGGAGGGTCTGGTGGCGCGCTACGTCAAGAACAGCCAAGTCCTCTACCTGCTCCATTCGCTGCTGTCGACGATGAACGGCGTCCTTATCCTCGGCAGCTACCTGTCGCTTCGGTTGGCGGCGCTCGTGATCTCGTTCGCGTACCACGCGGTCGAGGAGGCGGCGAAGGAGCGGCGCGGCAAACGCGTGAGGCTCGCGGGATGCCAGGTGTGGTACGCCGACGACGGCTATTTTCTCGGCAACTCAAAGCGTTCGCTCAGGAAGGCCGCGGCCATCGCCGCGCGCGTTTTGGGGCGGCTAGGATTGTCGCTGAAACCGTGGAAGGTGAGGCGCAACGGCGCCGAGCCCATCGACTTCGCGGGCTATCGCATCTGGTGCGCTCGCGGGCGCCGGGTCGACTTGCGAAAGAGGCTCTGGAAACGACTGCGACGCGCGTTCGCGCGCTACATGCGCAGGCGCACCGAGCGCTTGGCGAGGCGCGTGTGCTCTTACTGGGGCTGGCTGAAAACGGCTGTCATGGAGCACCAGATGAACGTCAAGCGGTGCATATTCAACGCGGCGAGGGCCGTGGGTTAGGAGGAAAAATATGGTTGTGAAGTCGGAGCGAACGGGCGAGAGGCCCGAGACGGTCGAGATCGCGGGGACCGACGTCTGGCTGCGCCGCGGCATCGCCGAGGGCGAGCGCGAGGAGCAGGGAGGCGAGGGCGGTTCCGTCAAGGTGAAGGTGTTCACCTACGAGGAGCTGCACTTCACCGACCCGACGGGCGAGCTGACGGTCGATGGCGCAAAGGCCGACTTTGACACCGTCTGGACGGCACACGAGGCGGACGGCATGAGCATGGAGGAGCAGATCGCATCGCTCCAGCAGCAGGTCGCCGACTCGCAAGCGGCCCTTCTCGAGCTCGGCGACATCGTTGGAGGTGAGTAACTTGGCGAAGATCTACTACCGCGCCGTGAGAAGCGGCAAGCGCACGCTCGAGAGCGTTCCCGAGCGCTGGCGCGACGAGGTACGCCAGATGCTAGAGGCAGACGGCGAGTAGGGAAGGGCCCCGGCTTCGGTCGGGGCCCTTTTCCGTTATGCGCGGGCGACCATGCGTGCCGACGATTGGAGGCGGCGCATGGCGAAGGATAGCGCTCACGAGTTCTCAGACGCCGAGATTCGGGCGTTCGAGCGCGAGGTGGCGGGAGTGTACGGCGAGGCGAGCAAGACGGCCTACGACAACCTCAAGCGCTATCTGGCGCAGTTCGAGGCCGACGACGAGAAGATGCGCGAGCGTCTCGGGGCCGGCGAGATCACCAAGGCGCAATACAGGTCTTGGCGAAGCGGGAAGATCGCGGCGGGCAGGCGCTACCGAATCGTGCTCAAGCAGTGCGCCGAGGCCATGACACGCGCGAACGTCGTCGCGGCAGCCGCCATCGAGGACAGGCTGCCCGAGGTCTACGCCGAGAACTACAACTACGGCACGTGGCAGGTCGAGAGCGCCGTTGGCGTTGACACGGCCTACGCGCTGCAGGACGCGTCGACCGTGCAGAGGCTGCTCACCGACCACGACAGCTACCTGCCCAAGCCGTCCGTCAACGTCGTCAAGGACGTGGCGTGGAACCGCCGGCTCATCGCCAACCAGATCACGCAGGGCGTGCTGCTCGGCGAGTCGATACCAAAGATAGCCAAGCGCATGCAGGACGTGACGGGGGCGAACCGCGCCGCGGCGGTGCGTCTGGCGCGCACCTCGACGACTGCGGCGGAGAACGCCGGGCGTGTCGACAGCTACAAGAGGGCCAAGGGGCTCGGCATCAAGGTGCAGCAGGAATGGGTGGCGACGCTCGACCTGCGCACGCGCTCGAGCCACAGGGAGATTGACCGCGAGAAGGTCGAGGTCGGCGAGAAGTTCAGCAACGGGTGCCGCTACCCGGGCGACCCCGAGGCGCCGTATGCCGAGACGGCGAACTGCCGCTGCACGCTGGTGGCGTGCTGTGACGGACTCGACGTGCTCGACGGCGAGCGGTTCAGCCGCCTGCCCGAGGGCATGACCTACGAGGAATGGAAGGCTGGCAAGCCCGCCGTCAACGGCACCAAGCCCGCGAACCGCACCATCTCAGAGTTCATGGACATGCCCGGCACTAAGCGCAAGCTGGATGTAGCGGGCGTATCCAAGACCGAGGCGCGAAAGCGGGTCTCGCGCCAGCTCGAGGACTACGGCATACCGTCCGGCTCGTTCCGCAAGATGAGCGCCGGCGACCAGCAGAAGGTGCTGGATAGCGCTCTTGCTGGCATACAGTCAGCGCGCGAGCAGGTCGAGCTGAAGGGTCTCGGCGGCAGTCTCCCGGCAGGGCTTTCGGCGACGCAAGACGCGAGAAAAATGGCACGTGGAATGGCAAAACGTTTGCACGAGTGCGACGATGCTGGTGTGAGGGGCCTATTCAGGAAGTTCGGCCAGCGTCTCGTCGTGACTGACGAGGACGGCCATATCGCCCGGTTCGACCGGTCTAAAGTGTGCGTCGAGATGTCGGTCGCGAAGGCGATGAAGGGCGACAATATTCATAGTCCATACCAGACAGCTTTCCATGAGTTCGGCCACATGATCGACTGGCTTGCCGGAAAAAATGGAAAGTGGGCGTCTTCCGGCAGCGGTATCGTCGAGGCCATAGACCGAGACTGGAAAAGGCAGAGAATCTCCGCCATCGTCGACAGCCGGGTGCTATCCGGGAGGAAGGCCCCGGCCGAAGCGATCATGGACCTGAGGGCGTTCGGAAAGCAAACCGGCGACGACTCGCTCATCGCACTCGCGAGGAGCCTGAGGAGGGGACTGAGGGGCGGCAGTATCTCCTACGACGAGATTATCGACCGCGATGATTACAAGTCCGCCATGAGGCGCATGGCGGAGTACGACCTCGACAATGGCGGGCGATTTATCAGGACCGAGGCCGATAGGATGATAATCGACAGGCTCAAGGAACGACGGGCGCGGATTAAAGGCAGGAAATACAGTGACGTATCCGATATAATCGAGGGTGCGACAGGCTTTGACTACCCGCTCGGCTTCGGGCACGGCGCCGCCTACTTCTCCGGTGTCGGCGGTGAAGAAAGACGAGCGACCGAGTTTTTCGCCGAGGCGTGTTCCGCAAAGGCGGCGAACGGCGAGTCGCTTGAGGTGATGAGCGAGCTGTTTCCAGAGTCGCTTGCAAAGTTCGACGAGCTTGTAGAGAGGCTGACGAGATGACGGATGTCGAGAAAATGACCGCCGAGGATGCGCTCGAGGCCCATATGGAGCGGTTCGGCTTCATCCCGTGGGGACTTTCGACAATGGATGACGATCACATTGTCGCCGCTGTCGAGAAGGCGCTCAAAGACGGAGAGCCGTACAAGGACGAAGTGCCTGAGGACTGCGTCCTGTAAATACGAAACAACTTAGACGCTGAAGTAAAAGCCCCGCTACGACGGGGCTTTTTTCATGCCGCGTGACCGTGCCGCGACACTGCCTGCAGAGAGATTGGGGCAGGCATGAAAGAGCTATTCACTTGCGCGAACTGCGGCGACTGCGCCGTAAAGCTGGGCTTCGGCTTCACGTTCCCGGATACCTACATCTGCACGCAGCGCGGCGACGAGGTTGAGCCCGACGACGACTGCACGCTCGGGTGCGAGGGCGTGCCGGTGCAGGCCATCGAGGCCATCGAGGCGGACGTCAACGGCCGCGTGGGCTACGGGTGCGAGGTGCTCGACTGATGGCTTACGGGCTCGTCGGCGGCGTCGGCGACCACGGCCGGCACGGCACCCTCATCACCGAGGAGATCGTAAACGCTGCGAAGCTGGATACCGCCGAGTGCATCGAGATACGGCAGAACAACATCGAGCAGGTCGAGAAGGCCCTCCTGCGCGCCTATAAGACGGGCCTAGAGGAGATAGGCCTCGTCGCGGAGGGCTACGCCAAGGCGACGTGCCCGGTCGACACGGGCAGGTTGCGCAACTCCGTCACGCACCTCCTCAAAGGCTACGACTGCTTCATCGGGACCAACGTCGAGTACGCGCCATACGTCGAGGAGGGGACCTCCCGCATGAAGGGCAAGCACTTCCTGCGCAAGGCGGCAACGGGTCACGGCGACACGTACCGGGCGATCCTCGAGAAGCACCTGAGGGGTGGCGCGTAGGGCCGCGTTACTCCGCTTGGATACTCACCCTTGCCGCGAGGTATTGCGGCGCGGGCCCTGCCGAGGCAACAGGCGGGAACCCGCCCATTCCGAAGCAAGGGAGATTCTGTTGGCACTCACACGAAAGATGCTCAAGGCAATGGGCATCGAGGACGAGAAGATCGACCAGATCATCGACGAGCATGCCGAGAGCGTGAACGCGCTCAAGGCGCAGCGCGACGAGTTCAAGGATGCCGCGGGCAAGGCGGACGGCTACAAGAAGGAGCTGGACGCACTCAAGGCCAAGGGCGAGGGCGCGGGCGAGTACGAGGAAAAGTACAAGGCCGCCGTCAAGAACCTAGAGGACTACAAGGCCAAGGTCGAGGGCGAGAAAGCCGCAGCCGAGAAGCGCAGCCTGTACCGAGAGCTGCTCAAGTCGGCGGGCGTCGACCCCAAGCGCATCGAGACCGTTCTCAAGGTCTCCGACCTCGAGAACGTGACCGTCAAGGACGGCGCTATCGAGGGCGCGGACAAGCTCACCGAGGGCATCAAGGCCGACTGGGCCGACTTCATCGCAACCACAACCGTCAAGGGCGCCGACGTGGCCCACGCCCCCAAGGGCGAGGGCGGCAAGGACATCAACGAAATGAGCACCGCCGAGTACATGAAGTACAAGGCGGAGCAGAGAGGCTAAGGGGTTTCTATGTCGAACACCATCCTTACACCCAACATCATCGCCAACGAGGCGCTGGACGTTCTGCGCACCAACGCCGTCATGGCCAACCTCGTCCACCGCGACTACTCCTCCGAGTTCGTCGCCGGCGTGGGCGACACCATCACCGTCCGCAAGCCCGCCACCTTCGAGGCCAAGGAGTTTACTACCGAGGTCGAGGTGCAGGACGCCACGGAGGGCAAGGTCCCCGTCAAGATGGACAAGCTGCTCGACGTGACGTTCGCCGTCACGTCCAAGGAGCTGACGATGGGCATCGTCGACTTCTCCGCGCAGTTCCTCGTACCCGCGATGCAGGCCTTCGCCGACAAGATCGACGGCTACCTGCTCGCGCTCGAGAAGGACGTCACGAACCGCGTCGACCACACCAAGGGCGCCATCGCCGTGGCGGACATCATCGCCGCCCGCAAGTTCCTCGTGGACGCCAAGGCACCCTCCACGGAGCGCCGCTTCGTCTACGGCTCCCAGGCCGAGGCCGACCTGCTCAACACCGAGGCGTTTACCAATGCCTCCGCCGTCGGCGACAACGGCACCGCCCTCAAGGAGGCATCGCTTGGCCGCAAGTATGGCCTCGACTTCTACTGCGACCAGAACGTTCAGAAGACGACCGCCGAGACGGCGAACTACACGCCGTCCATCGCGTTCCACAAGAACGCCTTCGCGCTCGTGACCCGCCAGCTCGAGATGCCGCTCGGCGCGCCCAAGGCCTTCTCCACCTCCTACGACGGCTTCGGCCTGCGCGTAGTCCAGGGCTACGACCAGAAGACCAAGACCGACACCGTCTCCATCGACATGCTCTGCGGCGTCAAGACCCTCAGCCCCGAGCTCGCTGCCGTCATCACCGATAAGCGATAGGCGCAGAGATGCTCGAGCAAGTGCTTCTGTCGCTGCGCAACTGGTTCGTCGCTGACAAGCGCACGGGGCGCGTCCGTATCGAGGACGGCCGCCTCGTGCCGCCCGCGGCCCTCGGCCTCAAGGAGGGCCAGTACGTCCGCATCACGGGCTCGACCTTCAACGACGGGCTGCACGCGTGGCCCTACAACGGGCTCACGGACGAGGAGTTCGTCGGCACCGTCTGGGCGCTCGCCATCCCGCAGGCCGTGGTCGACCTCGCTGACGAGATCGCGGCGTGGCAGACCGAGCACGCCAAGGAGCTGGACAGCCCGTACGCATCCGAGAGCTTCGGCGGCTACAGCTACACGCGCGTCGGCGGCGACGGCTCGCCAATCACGTGGCGCCAGCAGTTCAAGAGCCGTCTCGACCCATGGAGAAAGCTGTGAGCTACCTGTACGAGCGCATGGCGGTAGCGTGCGCGAGGCTCGTCGAGAAGACCGAGCCCGATGGTGAGGGCGGCTTCAAGACCGTCCTCACCATCGGCGACGGCTTCACGGCGGCGATCGTGCGCGACAGCTCGACGGCCTCGCGTATCGCGGAGCACGACGGCGTGAGGAACGTCTACACCGTGACGACCGCCGAGCCGCTGCGCTACGGCGACCTCTTCCAGCGTGCGTTCGACGGGCAGGTATTCCGCTGCACGTCGAACGCGGACGACGGCGCCGCGCCGTGCTGCGCGTCATTCAGCTTCGGCCAGTGCAGCGCGGAGGAGTGGGAGGTGCCGGATGGCGACTAAGGCGGCGGCGCTGCAGGCGTGGCTCGAGGGCTTCGGACTGCCCGTGTACCGCGACTCGGCGGTGCCGGGCGAGGCGAAGATGCCCTACATCACCTACGACCTGCCGACCGCGGCGTTCGGCACGCAGTGCAACTCCGAGGTGAACCTCTGGTACCGGACCTCGTCCGAGGCCGCGCCCAACGCCAAGGCCGAGGAGGTCGCCCGAGCGCTCGGGCTCTCCGGCGTGTTGCTGCCGTGCGACGGCGGCGGCATGTGGGTGATGCAGGGCGAGCCGTTCTGCAACGCCATGGCCGACGAGGACAACGCCGTGAAGCGCCGAATCATCAACCTGACCATTGAGTACATGACCAGCTACTAGGAGGTCATATGTCTAAGTTCACGCGCATCCCCGAGAACACGTTCAAGGAGATCGTCATCAACGCGGGCCTGCTCGCCACGAACTTCAACCCCAAGACCGCAGAGGTCGCGGAGTCCGAGCTGATGGGCGCGACGAGCGGCGGCACCAGCTTCGCCGCCACGCCCAGCTTCATCGACTACGGCGAGGACATCGACAACTGCCCCGCCAACACGATGGAGCTGAAGCGCATCGACAGCATCGAGGCCAAGCTGAGCGGCACGTTCGTAACGCTGAACACCGCGCTCGGCAAGAAGCTCGCAGCCGCAGCCGACGAGACCGAGGGGAAGATCGTCCCGCGCTCCGCGCTCTCGGAGGAGGACTTCGCCGACATCTGGCTCATCGGCGATTACTCGGGCGAGAACGGCAACGGCTATATCGCCATCCGCCTCATCAACGCGCTCAACACGGGCGGTCTGCAAATCACGACGCAGAACAAGGCCAAGGGCCAGTTCGCGTTCGAGTTCACGGGCCACTACTCAATCAAGAACCCCGAGATCGTGCCCTACGAGCTGTATATCAAACAGGAGATTGGAGCCTAACCATGAAGCTGGAAAACCTTAACGCCGACGAGTTCCAGAACGCCATGTGCCTGTTGGCGGACGTGGCGGAGGACGTCATGAACGGCGAACTCGGCGCGAAGGCCAAGGCCGCCTACGCCAAGTTCCGCTCCGACTCCGCCAAGGCCAAGGCCAAGGCGACCGCCAAGGCCAAGGGCGACCACGAGGCCGCGAAGGTAGCCGCCACCGCCGAGATCAACGGCCTCGCCGTGGACATGGTAGTGGGGCTTCTGCCCGACGTGCTGCGCCAGGGTGGCGAGATCAGCTACAAGCTGCTCGCCGCGCTCGACGGCCAGACGCTCGAGGAGTACAAGGCCGACTTCACCGTCAAGAAGTGGGTGAACGACATCAAGGATGCCATCGACGGCATCGACGGCATCAAGGACATTTTGGCTCCTTTTTTTGGATAGCCGCCGAGGACCCATCTCACATATGGCTCTGTCTGGGCGAGTACGTCGGGCCACGGCGTGCTCGCCCTTTCTCTAGGTACATGGTCGCGCGGTGGCGCGAGCGGGACGAGCGGGAGGCGTTCCGCGTGTACCTGAGCGAGTCGGTGCGCCTCATGGCGCAGGGGAAGTGGCTCAAGGAACCCTTCCTGAGCATCGTCAACGGCGGTGCGGGCGATGGGTCCGAGGCGGAGGACACGCGCGGCGGCGACGAGATCGCCGCAGACATCATCGAGCGGATGGGATTGAAGGTGGTCTAGGTGAACCTTCTCGACCTGATGATTAAGGTCGGCCTCAAGGACGAGGCCAGTGGCAAGGTCGAGGGCGTGGCCTCGAAGGTCGTGGGCACGCTCGGCAAGGCCGGCGCGACCGCAGCCAAGGCGATAGGCGTTGGCGTCGCCGCCGTGGGGGCGGGCGTCACCGCCATCACGGGCATGGGCATGAGCGCATACGCCGCATACGAGCAGAACGTCGGCGGCATCCAGAAGATTTTCGGCAACATGGGTAAGTCGCTCGACGAGTACGCCGCGCTTACGGGACAGACCGTCGAGCAGTGCTCCGGTAAGTGGGAGCAGCTCGAGCAGGCCCAGACGACGGTGCTGGCAAACGCCGACCGCGCCTACATAACGGCCGGCCTGAGCGCCAACCGGTACATGGAGCAGGTCACAGGCTTCTCGGCCTCGCTTGTCAAATCGCTCGGGGGCGACACGGTCAAGGCGGCCGAGTACGCCAACACGGCCATGGTCGACATGAGCGACAACGCAAACACCTTCGGCACGGCGATGGAGGACCTCCAGAACGCGTACCAAGGATTTGCCAAGCAGAACTACACCATGCTCGACAACTTGAAGCTCGGATACGGCGGAACCAAGGAGGAGATGCAGCGCCTCGTCAAGGACGCGCACGCCGTCAACTCCGCCGTGGACGAGTCGAGTCTCTCGTTCGACAACATCGTGCTCGCCATCCACACGATGCAGGAGCAGATGAACATCGCTGGCACGACCTCGCGCGAGGCGGCAACCACCATCGAGGGCAGCGTCAACATGATGAAGGCCTCGTGGGAGAACTGGCTGACCGAGCTGGGCAAGGACGACGCCGATATGGGCAAGCTCACCGAGGAGCTGGTCGAGTCGGTCGAGACGGCGGCCTCGAACGTCATCCCGCGCGTTGCGACCATCGTCGGCACGGCGCTGTCGCAGCTACCGAGTCTTGTCACGTCCGTGGGCCCTGTGCTCGGCCAGGCGTTCGTCGACATCTTCACGCAGGCGCTCGACAGCGCGGCGGCAGCCGTGCCCGGGCCCATGGGCGACATCCTCTCCGCCGTGTCGGACGGCGTGGACGAGATCGGCGAGCGTTTCAAGGGCCTGCGCGAGATCTGGTCGGTTGGTGACAACCCGCTCGAGTCTTTGCATCTCGCCATGGTCTACGGCCTGACGCTGCTCGAGGGCGACCTGTCCACGCTGCAGGAGAACATCACCTCATCGCTGCCCGGCATCGCCGAGGGCTTCGCCGACGTGGGCGGCGAGGTCGTTCCCAGGCTCGCCGAGGGAATCGAGATGGGGCTGTCGTTCCTCTCCGAGACGGCGGCGTCGCTCATGACATCGCTCGGCGGCTACCTGTCCGAGAACCTGCCCTCCATCACGGAGAGCGGCCTGCAGATTCTCACTGGTCTCTCCGAGTCCATAGCCGAGAACGCAGGCGTTCTGGCGGAGGGCGCAGCGAACCTCATCGTCGGCTTGGCGCAGGGTATCGCCGACAGCCTGCCGACACTCATCGAGCAGGCCCCGGTCATCGTGCAGAACCTCGCCAGCGCGATCAACGACAACGCGCCGATACTGCTCGGTGCCGGCATCCAGGCAATCGTGACACTGGCGCTTGGCATCGTGCAGGCGATACCGACGCTCATCGCCAACATCCCGGCCATCTTCTCGGCCTTCGTCTCGGCTTGGTCGGCGCTCGACTGGCTGAGCCTAGGCAGGAACGCCATCACGTTCCTGGGCAATGGCATCACCGGCATGGCCGGCTTCGTCAGCACGTGCGGCACCAACATCGTGTCCGCTATCCGCGGCGCAATCCAGAACCTGCCGTCCACCCTGGCGAGCATCGGCCGCAACGGAATCAGCAGCCTGGGCTCCGCCATCCGCGGCGCGGTCGGTTTCGTGACCTCGGCGGCCTCGAGTATCGGCAGTTCCATCATGGGCGCCCTGTCTTCCATCCCGGGCCGCGTGGCCTCCATCGGCTCGCAGATCGTGCAGGGCATCGCAAACGGAATCAGCGGCGCGGCTGGCGTGGTCGTGAGCAAGATTACCGGCGTGGTTGGCGGCGCCATCGACGCGGCCAAGAACCTGCTGGGTATCCACTCCCCCTCGCGCGTGTTCCGCAAAATTTTCGGCTACGTCATGGAGGGCGCGGCCCTCGGCATCGACGACACGGCGGACGAGCCGGTGAAGTCCATGAGGTCGGCGGTGCGCAACGTCGAGAAGGCCGCCGTGTTCGGTGTGAGCGTTACCGGCGGCGGAGCATACGGATCGACCGTCTACGGCGCCAGCGGCATCGCGGGCGGCGGCAACGTTTACAACCTCTACCTCAACGGCGACCTGCTGGGCGTCGACGGGCGCGTGGCCTCCGCCTTCAGGAGCTTCGTCGCGGCGGTGGAGCAGAGCATGGCGATGGGGGTCGCGTAGTATGGCGCAGGGAAACTGGGTTCAAGGCGGCAGTGGCTATAGAAAGTACTGCTGGTGCGCGTACGTGGACGTTGCAGAGGTGAGGCGCACGGACACCACCGTGACCTACCGCGTCACGCACGGCTACGGCACGCGCTACGCCATCGACTGCTACGCAAACGGCAGCTCGTCGGCGGGCGGCTCGTGGAACGGCTCGGTCTACTCGACGAACAACTCCGGCTGGGTATGGGTGCAGTGCACGTCGCGCGACGTCGAGCTCGCCCGCGGCAACGGCGACGCCTACAACCACACCTTCACGGGCCAGATTAACGTCACAGACGGCTTCGGCAACGGCACCTCGAACGCCTCCAACACCGTCACGGTGCCGTGCCGCGCCTACCACACGCCGCACACGCCGAAGAACATCAGGGCGGAGCGTCTGAGCGACACCAGCGCGAAGGTCAGCTGGGACGTCGACTACACGGGCATGAACGGCGACTACCCCTGGTCGACCGTGACCGTCGGTGTGGCGAAGAACGGCCCCGGGAAGTTCACCGACGTCGGCACCGTCAGTTGGGACACCACGAGCCACACCTACAACGGCCTCGAGCCGGGCTGCATGTATATCTTCTCGGCCAAGGCGACGGGTCCCGGTGGCACGTCGGACTACGGCGTGAGCGCGCCGGCGATCTACACCACGCCGACGGCGCTCGGCATGCTCGAGGCAGTCAAGGCGGAGGCGGCGAAGGTCGTGCTCAAGGGGCACGACGCACCGGCCTTCGTCGACAGCTGGGAGTTCCAGCTTACGACCGACGGTGGAAAGACGTGGGTCGATGCGGACGTAAATGCCTCTTGGGAGGACGAGGAGGCACCGGCGGGTACGGTGCGCTACCGCGCCCGCGCGGTCAAGAGCGGCCTCAAGGGTCCGTGGACGGAGTCAAACGAGGTCACGACAATATGCCCGCCACTCGCACCATCCATCAGGGGCGTCAGGGCGGCTTACGCCACAGGTTCGACTGCGACGCTCGAATGGGTGCCCAACCATCCGGACGGCTCGGCGCAGACCTCAGCCGAGGTGGAGGTCACGACGCCGACGGGTCCCACCACCACGACGGCCGATGGCCCTGGTACGAGCCTGAAGCTGCCGACCGGCACCAAGGGCCTCTACTCCGTGCGCGTGCGCACCAAGGGCCTCGACGAGGACTGGGGCGCATGGTCGAGCGCGGCGGCATATACCGTTGCGGACGCGCCCCAGGCATTCTTCACCGATCCGGCTGCGGACGGGGCGACCCTGCGCGCGGTGCCGCATACCTTCACGTGGAAGGTGGCCGACGAGACGGGCGTTAGCCGACAGTACCTGTCTTTGTGCGACATCAGGGGCAATCTCCTGTGGAGCGGGACTGTGGACAAGGACGCGCGCTCCTTTGGCCTCGGCTACGCGCAGCACGCCTTCGTCAACTACACGCAATACAGGGTCATGCTCACGGTCACGGCCGGCTCGTCGCTATCGGTCACCGTCTCGAGAACTTTCCGGACCGACTGGGCACCGCCAGCCAAACCGTCGCTCAACATCTTCGTCGACGAGAGGTTGGGATGCCAGCTGTCGGTATTCCCAGGCAAGGCCGACAGTGACGACACGCCCGAGACGTCCCACTTCACCGTGTCGCGCGTCCTGCCCGACGGCTCGACCCTGCAGCTCGGCTCGCACCTTGCGGCGGGCGAGGGCGCGAGCGACCCGCTGCCTCCGCTCAACAGCGAGTTCGAGTATGTCGCGGTTGCCTACGCCGCGACGGGCGTGAGCACAGCGACGAGGGTCAAGACGACCGTGGCGAGCCGCGAGGTGGCTCTCAACTGGGGAGCCGGCGCTGAGAGGTCGTGGCTCGGGCGCTATCTCAAGAAGGGCTCGAGCCGCAAGGTGACGCACGGATACAAGATGCTGCACTTCGCCGACGGCGGGGAAGGGCTGCCCGTCTCGTACGGCATCAACGAACGGGACGTCAAGGACAGCATGGACTTCCTGCTGCTCGACGAGGATGACTACAAGTCATTCCTCGAGGTCATGAACATGGCGGGGCGCTTCTGGGTGCGCGATCTCTACGGCGAGCGGTTCCGCGCCCGCCTGAGCTGCAGCGTGAAGCGTTCCGACGGCGCGTGGGTGGCTTCGTGCGACCCGACGTGGGAGACGTGGGAGGAGCCCGCCAATGGCTGATAGCTGGATAAGGCCGTTCGACGCCTCCTACGACTTCGTGCGCGTATCACGTGAGACGGGGCTCGAGCTCGACTTCGTGCGCGACATCGAGAACGGCGGCTCCATCGAGCGCAACGCGAACACGGCGCTCTATGAGACTGCATCCCTGGACTTCGCTGACAAGTTCGACGTTGGCAACGACTTTCTGCGTGTGTACCTCAACGCCACCTTCACGGACGGCAGTAAGAGGCGCGAGTGCCTCGGAACATTCATGCCGCAGGTGGACTCGGTGGACATCGACGGTGCCTACCGCGAGGGCCAGATCAACGCCTACGGCCTCCTGAAGCGGCTCAAAGACGACGACTTCGACGGGCCGTACGTGATCGTTGCGGGCAGCAATCTGGTTGATGAGGCCGTCAAGATAGCCGAATCGGTCGGCCTCACCGTCTACGCCGACCCCAGCAGCCTCCTTCTGGGCAGCACCTTGGTTTTCGGCGTGGGCAGGGACAACGACGCTAAGAACAAGCTGGACGCGGTGGACCTGCTCCTCAAGGCGGCCGGGTTCCGCTCGCCGACGACCGACCGGATGGGCAACGTGATCTACAGGCGCTACGTCGAGCCTGCCGACATGCCCATCTCGGCGGAGTTCACCGAGGGCAGGGACGCGCGCTTCATGTCGGACATGACCGAATCGACCAACCGCGCCGAGGTCTGCAACGTCGTGCACGTGGACTTCAGCACGCAGGACGCATCGGTGCGCGGCACGGCGGTGGACGACTCGCCCGATTCAGACCTCTCGACCGTCTCGGTCGGTCGTCGAATCGTCAAGAGCTACAGCTACGACAGCCTGCCGGGCGTGGACACCGAGGACGCCAACCTTGTCGAGGGCGCCGCCAACGCCCTCATCGGCACCGGCAAGAAGTCGGATAAGAGCTTCAGACAAAGCGATTCGCACGGCAGCATCCAGACCGTCTACGTCTCCGACTCGCCGCAGGTGGGCGTGCTTTTCGGCATCAAGGTCGTCTCGAGTGGCGGGCGCGTCGGCTTCTGCCAGGACGAGGGGCCGAGCGTCAAGAAGGATACGGACTACACGCAGAGTGTGTGGGTCAAGGGCACTAAGGGCGCGACGGGCATCATACAGTCTTTCTGGGACCAGGAGAGGGCACTTGGCCCGGTGACCAAGGGGTTCACCATGACTGGCGAGTGGCAGAAGGTCAGCTACACCTACCACGCCACGGAGAACCACAACAAGATCAGCTGGGGCTACTGCTACATCGACGGCGGCGAGGCCATCTTCGTCGCCGACAAGGTCGAGGAGGGAGGCAACGCCACGCCTTGGCCCCAGGACGCCATGCAGGCGGCGGCGGACCGCAAGGCGGCGGAGCTGCTCGCCACCGAGCGCGCCGTGACGCGCACGGACGAGTTCAAGAGCGTGTACAAGCCCGTCGAGCCGTGCATGGCGGTGGCGATGAACTACAGGACCGGCGGGGTTGTCGGCAAGCTGGCAATCCAGAAGCAGACGCTGACGCTTGACGCCGGCTGCGTCATAAAGCACACGGCGAGGAGGTACGAGCGATGAGCGATTCGACGGCCGAGATCAAGGGCGCGGCAGCGCGGCTGGCGGCGGCGATGCCATCGGGCGGCAAGCGTCTGACGATGGAGTTCGGCACGGTCGTGGGCGTCCACAACACAGCGCTCGACGTGATGCTGCACGGGGCGGTGGTGACGGTCCCGATGGTGCGCTCCTGCACGGGGTGCATCATCACCGACCGCGCCGTGATTTTGTCGCAGGGTCCGCTGGCCGTGTGCGTTGGCACGATGGCGGCGGTGTAGGCCGGCGTTACGGTGGCCCGAACCTGCAGTGTGGCGGGGAATGGGCCCCACCACGCTGCAGAACGGGAAGGAGGTCAGATGGAGGTACTCAAGCTCTTTGCGCCGTACGGGCCGGGGTGGCTCGGTGGCGCGGCGCTGGTGCTGATCGCCTTCTATCTCGGTAGGCAATTTCTGGACGAGTACAAGCGACAAAACCGGCGGAAGGGCGAGCTCGACCTGAAGCGCGAGGAGCGTAAGCAGGCCGAGGTGGACGAGCGGGCGCAGCGCGACCGTGAGCGATCACAGATGGAGGGCCGCATCGCAGCCCAGATAGAGAGGTCCAACAGCCTCATGGAGGCCATGAAGACGCTGATGGAGTCCGTGGTGGCGTCCAACGAGGTCCTGCACAGCGACCTTACGCACAGTCAGGCGAGAAGCCAAGGAATGGCGGAGAAGGTCGACCACATCTGCGACCGAGTCGACCTGCTCTACGACAAAGAAACAGGTAGATAGGAGGAATCATGACTACCGAAAACATTATCCGCAAGGTGACGAGCCGCAAGTTCTGGCTGTGCACGGCTGCCTTTTTGGGCTCCGTCGCGACCAGCGTGGCCGGAATCGCCACAGACAACCAGACCGTCGCCGCCATCGGCACGGTGTGCGGGGTCGCGAGCGCGGCCATCTACGCCGCGGCCGAACAGGCCGTGGACGCCGCGCGACTCAAGGCGGGAGGCGAGCATGACGGAGACTAACGCCGAGCCCAAGCGCAAGCTGCCGATGCGCAGCGTTTTCGCCATCGTCCTCGCCCTCGTAGCAGCCCTCGCCGCCCCGTGCGGAGCCGAGGCGTACCAGAGTGTTGACAAGTACGTTAGCAACGGCCACGGCTACCTCAATGCGAGCTACCTCGTCATCCACGAGACGGCGAACCCCGGCGCGAGCGCCTACAACCACACTTTGCTGTGGTCGCGCGATGACACTTATGCTGTCCACCACGTGATGGAGCTTGACGGCTCTGCCGTGTACAACACGGTGCCCGAGAACCGCCTTTGCTGGCATGTTGGCAATGGCAATTACGCCACGATCGGCATCGAGCTGGCGCACGCCACCAACGCCTCCGACTTCTCCAGGCAGTGGTCCGAGGCCGTGAAGTGGGCGGGCGACGAACTCCGCTCTCGCGGCTGGGATACGTCCCGCCTTTTGAGCCACTACGAAGCGGCTCAGCGCTGGGGCGGGTCCGATCACACCGACCCGAATGGCTATTTCGCCCAGTACGGCAAGTCGTGGTGGGAGTTCAAGCAGGCGGTCGCAGCATATCTCGGCAGCGGTTATGTCGCTCCCATCGCGCCGACCAACGGCAATGGAGGCACCTATCAGCCCTCTTATTCTGCAACCCGTGCCAAGTTCCCGAAGTCCACGGGCAAGAGCGTAAACATCCACTATGCTCTCCATTGCCGCTACGGTGCGTGGAATGAGGCTGTGACTAACTTCAATGACTCCAATTCCGAGGGCTTCGCTGGTATGCCCTACGGTTCCCACGACATGCTGATCGCGTGGGTGGACAGCGGCACGCTCAAGTACCGCGTCCACACCAAAGAGAGCGGTTGGCTTGACTGGGTACAGTCTGCCAACTACAGAGACAGTGTGAATGGCATGGCGGGCCTTTGGGGCCAGACCATCGACGGCGTTCAGATGTACTACATCACGCCTGACGGCGGCTACAAGCAGGTCTACTACCGTAGCCAGGACGTTGCCCACGCTGGCTACTGGGACGAGGTCTGCGATGATGGCTCCACCTACGGCGGCGATGACTACGCAGGCATGTACGGCTATGCGCTCGATCGCCTGCAGTGCTACGTGTCCGACGGTACCCGCCGATGATCGCGCTGGCGTTCGTCCTCGGCTCGCTCTTCGGCGGCACCGTGGCGACAATCGGGCTTTGCATCGTGAGCATCAACCGGCGCTAGCGACCGCGGGCGATAACAACGAAAAGGGGCCGTGGCGGTTCGTCGCCACGGCCCCTTTTCGTATCCCTCGAATATCCCAAGTGGGCGCAAAACCCTAAGTACGGTCAGCGTGTTGCGGTACGGTCAGCGTGTTTTGCCTGTTGGTCAGCATCAATAGCGAGCTGCGGCAAACTGTC